TCTTGGTACTGGTAAACAATGATGGTATTTGCGTGCTGGTTCTCATCAAGCAACTCCTCCAAGCGATCAAATTTGTGCGGGCTAAACCACACCGGCGTCTGTGTGACAATGAATCTGCCGGGCGTTTCGGAGGCCGTCTTGCGCGTGTCGTACACGAACCCGCTGGCCATTTGTTGCAGCTTGCCGGTCACGACACCCCCGTTGATTGCGGCGACACCTAGGGCCACAAAGTCGGCTTTCATCTTCTCGTAGGGCTTGCGGTCGCTCAAGTCGCAGCGCACCTCAACAACGTGCAGCGGGGGCAGCTTGTCCTTGTATTCGCCTGCTTCTAAAACGTAGGTAGCCGGTTTGATCTTGTCCATGACCTTGGCCAGCGACCCAACCCGTGGCGCCCACTCGCCAAACTCCTTGTTGATCAGCACGAAATACTGCTGCATGAACGCGCCTTTGGAGCGGCCCAGCAATGTCTGGTCAATGATCTTGCACTGGCCAAACACGTCCTCCAAGCCATTGCTGGTGAAGCTGCCGGTCAAGCCCCAGCGAATGGGAACCTCTTTGATGATCTTGTCAAACGCTTTGAAGCGCGCGCCTGATGGGTTCTTGAGCTTGGTGAGCTCGTCAAACACCAAGCCGTCTACAAGTAAGTTATCGCCTGTTACACCACATACATCGGCTAACCATTGCAAGTTGTCGTAGTTGATGACGATCACATTGGCGTCGCTGTTAAACGCATCGTTGCGCTGCTTGGGCGTGCCCACTGCAATGGCCAGCTTTAGGTGCTTGCTCCACTTGGGCGCTTCAATGGGCCACACGTCGGTACAGACGCGCTTAGGCGCAACCACCAACCAGCGCTTGACATGGCCGTCTTTGATCATGGCGTCCATGGCGGTCAGCGTGATGGCGGTCTTGCCAGCACCCACTGGCGCCAGCACCATGGCGCGGTCGCTCTCGTACAAGAAGTCAGCGGCCTGCTCTTGATACGGTCGTAACGAAACCATCAATTTGCTCCTTAGTCCACAAACACGCATAGCGCTGGTTCAGTAGCGCCATGTCCGACATAAAAATTTTTTGCAAGGGCGACAACCTGCCGCCTTTTGTTTTCAACTCCACAAACCATGTAGTGCCATCAGGCAGGCAGGCGATCCGGTCAGCCACACCCTTGCGCCCAGGTGAGGTGAACTTCCACGTCTTGCCGCCCATGCGCTCCACAGTCCAAACAAAGTATTTTTCGATTTCTTTTTCAAGCATGTCAAAAAGTTTAGCACACTTTTATTTTCTGTGCTACAGTCAAGGCTCATCAACTCAACTAAAGGACACTTCGATGAAACATCTCCTCCTAACTTTGCTGGCTGCTGCCACAGTAGCGCACGCCGACAACTTTGCCGAAACCGACAACCAAGCGGGCGGCAAGATCACCATAATGACCGACGTGTGCGAGGCTGACAAAGCACAGTCCCGCGCTTACTTCTACACCCGTGACGGGCTGACTGAAGAGGGCTGCTGGAAGTACGACGCTGAAACAATCGTCATCGTCTGGGAACGCCAAGGCAAGCGTCGCTATCCCATCAACATGTTCTCGCTCATGGGCGGGTATCGTAAATTCAAGGCGTTTTAATCATGGAACTGAAAATCACCACCAAAGAAGCAGAGCAAATTCTCTTGGAATGGGCGCACGCCAAATTCCCAGACGCCTTCAATGCGGTAGAAATCAAAACCTACAGCTACAGCGATGCAATCAAATTTACTAAAGAGGAAACACCAGATGCAGCACAGTAACATCGTCGGCGGCTCGACCGCCAAGCGCGTCATCAACTGCCCAGGCTCTGTGGCCTTGGTGCAAAAGATGCCGCCCCAGCCCAGCAACAAATACGCCGATGAGGGCACGCTCCTTCACAACGTCATCGCCGACATCGTGATGACCGACAACCCACCCGAGCATTACCTGGGCACCAAGTACGAAGACCAAGTGCTCACGCAAGAGTTGATCGACAACAAGCTCAAAGTCGCAATGGCCGCGCTTGATGAGATCGACCCAACCAAGGAGATGGAAATTGAAGCTGAAACACGTGTTGGCTTTGGCGATCTACTGCCTGGTGTGTTTGGGTCTACCGACCTCATTGGGCGTATCGGAAACCGTGCAATTGTTCTTGATTGGAAGTTTGGTGATGGTGTTGCTGTGGAAGTAGAAGAGAACCCGCAGCTCATGTTCTACGCCGCCGCATCCATGCGCACTGAAGCCGCCAAGTGGGCGTTTGAAGGCGTCGATGAGATCGAATGCGTGATCGTGCAGCCGCCGCAAGTCAAGCGCTGGGTGACCACGCCTAAGCGCATCGCTGAGTTTGAACTGCAACTGGTGCAGGCCGTCAAGCTGGCGCAAAAGCCAGACGCCGAACTCAAGACCGGCGACCACTGCCGTTGGTGCGCAGCCAAGCCCATCTGTCCACAGATGACCGGCGCTGTTGACCGGGCGTTGAAGACATCTATCGAGTCTTTGGACGCGCCGCAGATCAGCGCGTATCTAAAGAACGCCGATATGCTGGAGCAGTGGATCGCTGACCTGCGCGCGCTGGCGCTTCAGATGCTCGACAGCGGTGCTAAACTGCCTGATTACAAGTTGGTGGCTAAGCGTGCCATCAGACAGTGGACTGACGAAGACAAGGCCAAAGTCGCCCTGTTTGCGTTTGGTCTCACAGAATCTGAGGTGATGGAGACTTCTATCATTTCACCGGCCAAGGCTGAGAAGGCGCTCAAAAAGCGCAAGCAAGCCTTGCCCGATGATCTGGTCGTCGCCGTCTCTTCGGGTACCACCATCGCGTCTGAGAGTGATCCCAGGCCGGCGGTGGTTCAAATCGGGAAGCAGTTGACTGCTGCCCTTTCTAAACTTCAATAAGGACTATCATGTCAAATTTAGTAGCGTTTTCCCAAGCGGGCTTGCCCGCAGTCTCCACCCTCTCAACCGCTTTGCGCGCGATCCAAGCAGACGTAGGCCCAGCCGGTACAGTCATCCTCAAAATGGACAAGACTGGCCACTGGGTTTTCGGCGCCGATCAAACCGAAGTGGAAGACGACTCCACCTGGGCCATCAATCCTTTCAGCTTTGTCCACGGCTTTATCGCTTGGGGCGATGGTGAAGTGTTGGCCGAGAAGATGGCGTCGGTGTCTCAACCGCTGCCCGAGCTTGATGAAGCGCCCCCCGGCGCCAAAAAAGGCTGGGAGACACAAGTGGGCATGAGCCTCAAGTGCATCAGCGGCGAAGACAAGGGCATGGAAGCGCGGTACACCACCACGTCAGTGGGCGGTAAGCGTTCTGTGCAGACCTTGGCGGTGGCTTTGGCAGAGCAGGTCGAAAAAGACCAAGCAAAGCCAGTGGCGATTGTGAAACTCAAAAAGGATCACTACGCCCACAAGAGCTACGGCAAAATTTACACGCCTGTGTTTGAGGTGCAAGAGTGGGTCAGCATGGACGGTGAGCCTGAGGTTGCTGTCGAAGCACCCGCGCCTGCACCCGCTGGCCGTCGTCGTCGGTCTGCCTGATGACTCTTTGGGTTGACTTTGAAACCCGTAGCGCCTGCGACCTAAAAGCCGCAGGCGTTTACAACTACGCTCAAGATGCAAGCACCGAAGTGCTGTGCATGTCCTACGCATACAAGGACGAAGACGTCCAAACATGGACGCCCGACCAACCATTCCCCCGTTGGGTTGCAGAATACAAAGGCCCGATCTACGCCCACAACGCAGCGTTTGAGCGCTTGATCTTCTGGTATGTCTTGCAGATCAACTTTGAGTTAACACAGTTCGTCTGCACCGCAGCCCAGGCCCGCGCCAACTGTGCGCCGGGCTCACTTGAAGACGTGGGGCGCTTTGCTGGCGCGTCCATGAAGAAGGATCACCGTGGTTCACAGTTGATCCGCTTGTTGTGCATCCCGCCATTCCGCGAAGACCCCGAGCTTATGGCCGAGATGGTGGCTTACTGCGAGCAAGACGTGCGCGCCATGCGTTCGATCAGCAAGGCGCTGCGGCCACTGTCTGAGGAAGAGCTGCTCGACTACCACATCAACGAGCGCATCAACGACCGAGGCGTCTTGGTCGATGTGCCCTTGTGCAAGGCCGCTGTGAAGTACGCCAGCGATGAGTTGGTCGAGATTGAGCAGATCGTGGCCGAGGTCACCGAGGGCGCCATCACCAGCGTGCGCAGTCCTAAGATGCGCCAGTGGGTCATCGAGCGTGTGGGCCCGCAAGCGCTCAAGCTCATGGAGACCTTCAAAGACGGCGAGATGAAGTACAGCATCGACAAGACTGTGCGGGCCAATTTACTAAACTGTGAGGATGTCCCACCCCATGTTCAAGAAGTCATCCAGTGCGCCGACGATCTCTGGGCGTCGTCGGTTGCGAAGTTCAGCCGCCTTGCAAGCCTGGCAGATGTCGAGGACAACCGCGTTCGAGGCGCGTTTGTATTCGCAGGCGGCAGCGCCACAGGCAGAGCCAGCAGCTATGGAGCCCAGGTTCACAATTTCACTCGCAAGTGCGCCGAATCGCCCGAGGACGTTAGAACTGCAATGGTCAGAGGCCATTCAATTGTTCCTAGATTTGGAAAGCGCGTTACTGATGTCCTCAAGGGGATGCTCAGGCCCGCACTGATACCGGCTAAGGGAAAGTCCCTAGTCGTGGCCGATTGGGCTGCCATCGAGGCCCGCGCTAACCCATGGCTCTCAGGCCGTGGGGACGACAAGCTGGCCATCTTCGCCAAGGGCGAGGACGTGTACAAGGTCAACGCCGCCGCGACGTTTGGCGTGCGGGTCGATGAAGTGACCAAAGACCAGCGCCAGATCGGCAAGGTGCAAGAGCTCGCCTGCGGTTTTGCCGGCGGCGTGGGCGCTTTCGCGGCCATGGGCCGCGCCTACGGCGTGCAACTCACTGAGTTTGAATCCAAGCGCATGGTAGACGCTTGGCGTAGGGCAAACCCTTGGTCTGTACCTTATTGGTCGGCTTTAGAAGAAGCCTACACCAGAGCGATGCGCAACAAGGGGCATGAGTTCAGCGTGGGCCGGGTTACATACCTGTTCGACGGCCAGCATCTCTGGTACGCTCTGCCCTCCGCGCGCGTGCTCTGCTACCCATTTGCCAAGCTAGACGCCGATGGTGTGACCTACGCCAAGGCCGCTTGGAAACCAGCAGCAGACGCAAAAGAATGGCCGCGTGCAAGGTTATGGAAGGGTCTAGCGTGTGAGAATATCACGCAGGCCACCGCCAATGATTTGCTACGCCATACCCTGCGCCAGCTTGATGACGTGGTGCTCCACGTCCATGACGAAGTGGTGTTGGAAACCGACCGGCCAGAGGAGATGGCCGTGCGATTGAAAGAGGTGATGTGTACGCCGCCCGAGTGGGCCAAGGGCTTGCCCCTTGACGCAGAAGTGGCGATCATGTCGAGATACGGCAAATAAAAAGCCCGCTGGCAGGCGGGCTCTTAAAGGAGAGACATTTTGGAATTTCTGGATTTTATTACAAAATTAGCCCCAAGTGGCGAGACAGCGTTAATTGTCAGGCAAAAACCACAGTTGAAGGACGGCGAGATACAACTCCACGCCGACGGCGCAGTCAAATGCACCTGGCCGGCATTCCTGCCCGACCCCAAGCGCATCAAAGCAGATCAAGCCTGGTATGGCAACACGGCCAGCTTTATCATCGACCGCTTCGCTGAGGGCCGCGTGTCAGCGTCCGCTGCCAACTGCGAGTACATCCTGGTGATGATGCTGGACGACATCGGCACCAAGTCCAAGACGCCCCCGCTTGACCCGACATGGATCATGGAGACGTCCCCCGGGTCGTTTCAGTGGGGTTACGCCTTCAGCGATCAGCCGACCAAGGCCGAGTTCAGCGCGGCCATCAAAGCCATTGCCGAGGCGGGTTACACCGACCCGGGTGCCTGCAACCCAGTGCGCAACTTCCGACTGCCGGGCTCAGTCAACCTCAAACCGGGCCGCGACAACTTCGCCGCGCGCCTGGTGGAGTTTCACCCAGAGCGCGAATACAGCCTGTCCGACATTTGCCCCGCCCTGGACGTCACGCCGGTCGAACCCGACTCGCTCACCCTGCGCCCCATTCGATTGTCGGATGATGGCGCCGATGACGTGATGGCGTGGCTCAGTGGCCAAGGTCTGCTGCTGTCCAAGCCCAATGGCGAGGGCTGGGCGGGCGTGATCTGCCCCAACAGCGCCGAGCATACCGACGGCAACCCAGAGGGGCGCTATATGCCCGCCAACCGGGCGTATTGCTGCCTGCACTCGCATTGCGTTGACTTCGATTCCCGCGCCTTTTTGACGTGGGTGGCCGACCAAGGTGGCCCCGCCCACACCCCCGGCTTGCGTGAGGAACTGCTCACCCAGGCCATGGAGTCCGCGCTTTCAAAGCTGGCACCGACCGCCGATTACCCCGATGAGGCCGCGCGTGTCATTGCCGAGGTGGAGCGCAAAGAGCTTGGCCGCATCGAGAAAAACGAATGGTATGAGCGATTTGCCTACGTCCAGACCGATGATGCCTTCTTTGACATGATTGACCGCCGGGAGGTCTCGCGCAACACCTTCAACGCCTTGTTCCGGCACATCGATTGCAAATCGATTCACAACGCCAAGCGCCGCATCGAGGCCGCAACGTCCTTCGATGAGAACCGCCAAGGCAAGGGCGCCAAGTCCCTGGTCGGCATCACCTACGCCGCTGGCGCGTCCGTGCTGGTGGCCCGCGAGGGTCAGGTCTATGGCAACCGCTGGCGCGATGCGCGCCCCACGCCGGTGGCCGGTGACGTGTCCATGTGGCTGGCCCATGTGGAGCGCATGATCCCCGAGCGGTTCGAACGTGAGCATCTCTTGAACGCCCTGGCCCACAAAGTCCAGTTCCCCGGCCACAAGATCAACCACGCCATCCTTTTGGGTGGCAACCATGGCAGTGGCAAAGACACCCTGTTCGCCCCCTTCTTCTGGGCCATTGGTGGCCCGTCCAAACACAATTGCTCATTGGTCAAAAATGAAGAACTGACGTCCCAGTGGGGCTATGCGCTCGAGTGCGAAGTGATGGAGATCGCCGAGCTACGCCAAGCCGAGGCCAAAGACCGCCGGGCGCTTGAGAATACCCTTAAGCCCATCATCGCCGCGCCCCCTGAGCTGCTCATGGTCAACCGCAAGGGCTTGCACCCTTACATGGCCCTGAACCGGGTCTTTGTAGTTGCGTTTTCCAATGAGCGCGTGGCCATCTCGATCCCCTCAGAGGATCGCCGGTGGTTTGTCCTTTGGGCCGATGCCCCTAAGCTCCCAGAAGCTCAGGCCGTGAGCTTGTGGAATTGGTACCAACACCGGGGCGGCTTTGAGGCCGTGGCCCACTACCTGCACACGCGGGACGTGTCCGCGTGGAACCCCAACGCAGCGCCCCCAATGACCGAGGCCAAGTCCATCATGGTCGAGCACGGCATGAGCGGCGCTGAGTCGTTTCTGGTTGACCTCATGCGCCGCCGTGCCGGTGAATTCTCGCGTGGGGTCTGTGGTGGCCCCTTCTATGGCCTTTGCGACCGGCTCCAGGGCATCGCCCCCGGTGGTGTTAAGGTGGTGCAGGCCGCGCTATTGCACGCCTTCAAGGAAGCGGGCTGGATCGACATGGGCCGCATCAAGTCACGCGACTTTGAGACCAAAAAGCATGTTTTCTGCGCGCCGGAGCTTGGCGAGTATTCGCGTAGTGACTTGCGCCGAATGATTGAGGTGTAAAAAAAGGGCCCCGCGAGGGGCCCTGTGAGGGTTGGCAACTGCTAGAGATCCAGCAGCAGCGCCAGTATAGCGGCCAAAATGACCGCGCAGATCAACGCCATGCATCCCCCTTGGGCGGCGGCGGCGCCGGTGGCGGCGCGTATCGTCTCAGAATGTCTTCAAAGATCGGATGCAGCATCTTCAACCTCCCATGCGCTATCTTCGCCGCTGGCCGTGGTCAACGTGGTGCTCAATGGCTGCCAGCCCCACGCGGTAAGGTTCTTTTTAGCGTTAAGCGCCTCATACGCGGCCACATAATCGGCCGTGGTCATGCTGGCCCCATGGGGCGGGTATAAGCGCTTTTCGGCCCCCTTAGACTTGACCGGCTTATGCTTACCGGTGCATTTTGCGTGGTGCGTCAAAATATCGTCGCGCATGGTGACGTATCGGGTTTTCCCTAATATGATCGTTTGCATGGTGTTTTCCTTCATTTAATTAAAACGTCAAAATAAGCCAGCGCGCACACTGTGAGCGCGGCCGCGATGATCAAGGCTGCAAAAATGTCTCTCATAAGTTCCCCAAAAAAAAGTGATCAAAATCAAAAACGGCCACATAGAACCCTTTCGGGCCCGCGTGGACTTCATAACGCCATGCGTCCGCATCTTGCATGGCCAGGGTATCGGCCAGGGCTTGGGCTGCGCCCTTGGTGGTGTAGTAGGTCATAAGTAGCGCCCCCATCGATCGGCCCAATGCCTGAACGTCAATGGCCGCCAGCCATAACCTAATTGTCGATCCCGATAAATTCGGTATGCTTTTGTGATCTTCATATCGTGCAACATCCGCAGCATGGGGCGTCAATGCATCGCCCGCGTGGGTTTCGATAAAACGTGGTCGGGCCGGATTCGCCGATAAAGGTTATCTCGCCCGGTTCGCCGGTGATCCATGCGCGCCGCGTGGCCGTGCAATATTGGATCTCATCGCCCGGGTATATGGGCGCGCCGGTGCGCGCATCCTTGCCCCGGTATTTGGCTTTCATTGTCTTGATCATTGGGCACCCCCAAGCATGCGCGCGCATGCACACTCATAGATCGCGCGCGCGTTATCGTTAAGGCTTTCCACCGATAGCATGGGAGAGGGTTTGAAGTACTGCCCCAAGCGCGACAAACGCGCGTATTCGCGCGACCACTGGCCACCATGGCAGTGCGAGAGTGCCAGATAATACGCTTCGCAAATATCAAAACGATCAAAATACATAACTTTACCTTTCGAGGTTATAGCGTGCACCAATGCGCGCCCCAATGCGGCCAGTGACGGCCGCATTAGGTCAGGCACTGGCCAAACGCAAATTGATCACCCGATGGCGCGAACCATGGGCCGGGAAACCTACAATCGCAGCGCGCTGGCGCTGGCACAGCTGACACGTGGCGCATGACACGTCAACGCGCTGGGTGGCCGGGCAGATAACCACCGGCCGGCCCGCTGGCGTGGTGGTGTTGGCCGTGGTGGTTGATGGCAACACCACCACCACCGGCCCGGCCGCATGATCGGCCAGCGCGTCGGCATCGGCCAGATCATTTGCGCTCAAATTGACCGTAAACCCCCATTGGTTCGCGTGGCGGATCCATGCGATGCTGGCCGCATCCCGGTGGTGCGAATACGTGAACCCGCGTTTGCCAGCGTTTGCGGCCACGAGCTGGCCGAGCTTAACAGCGTCAACCGTGCCATCGGCCGTGGGTAAATCACCCGCCTGGTTATGACGCCACAGCTGGCCATCGGGCAGCGCGCCAATGGTCTCGCAAAACTGGCCCCATGACGTGCCACGCGTGCCAGCGCTGACTGCAGCCCAATGCAAGGCCAGCGGCCCACTGGCCGCGTAGCATTCAGCGCGCATGGCGCAGTCTGGCGGGCAGCTGGCGCGCTCGGTGGTGCTGACAGGGATCGGCCCGGTTTTCGCGTTTGCGCTTTTGGGGGTGAAATGTACTTGCATGGTGAACCCTTCGTGTAGTTGATTGAATTGAGCGCGGCCGGTGGCCGCGCGGCCTGGCCGGGTTTGGCTTAACTGATTGTGATCATGCCAGGCATGGCCATGACGTGCCACAGCGCGCGGTTCGGTGCTTTGATGGCGCTTAATATCTTGGTGCCATCGGGCGCGCGCACTGTGCAAGATATATTACCCATGCGGATATCGGCATTATCGGGAAACCCGGCTAACAGGGTTTTAAGCGCTTTGGTGGTCAATGGTGTGGGCAGTGATTGCATGGTGAACCTTTCGATTAGTTGATTGAATGAGAGTTTTTCGGTGCTCTCACTATATAAGCATAATAGAATCGTGCCAGTTGCTGTAAGTGATTGATTTACATGACCCATCCAAAACCCTATGTACGATAATGACTTACAAATAGTTGGCGTGGATAGTGTGGGCGCGATTGTGGGCGCATTTGGGGCTATTGTGGACAACGTGCGATTGACCGGGTTTAAGAGTGAAAACTAGGGGTTTGTGGACAATGTGGACTACTTTAAATGATACGCTAGATGATAGATATTTTTGTAATACTATATAGCTATACAGTAGGTGTATGGCTCACGAATGCTCACAACCCCCCATTTGGCGAGCGATTAAAAACTGGTGGGTACATTGTCCACATTGTCCACAAATGCGCTACCTGGTGCGCTACCTGGTGCGCTACCTGGTGCGCTACCTGGTGCGCGATGACCCCGGCCAGCGAGCGAGCGGTTTGTGTGGACGCTACCCACATGACCCCCCACTAAAGTACTACACTGTAAGTATTGTAAAAATAGGCCGCCGTGGCATTTTGCTTTTTGGCTGATGGCCCCCGGGTAGGGCCGAGCGCCGAAGGTCACGGCAGCGGAGGGGCCGTGAACAAAATTTTTTATAGTCCACATTGCCCACACGACCCACAAATTTTTAATTTTATTTTTGGTATATTCGGCACATGTTTGAAAGCCTACCTTTTGCACCGCGCAAGGTCGAAGCGACTGAGGCGCGCTTAAACCGCATCTACGAAGCCGCCAAGCTGGGGCTGAAAGGTGACTCGTTGGCGTTGGCTTCTGGCATGCTGCCATCCGAGTACCGGCAATTGGTGCAGCTTGACCCCATTGCGGAGATGGCCGCGCAAAAAGGCAAAGCAGACGCTGAGATGGAAATGTCCCAGTGCTTGCACAAAGCAGCGCGAGAGGGCGACTCCAAAGCGGCGTTGGCGATCCTCCAGAACGTCCACGGCTGGGTAGCCAAGCAATCCATCAGCATTGATGTTGACCAGCGCATCTCAGTTACCCAGGCGCTGCGCGACGCTGAGTCCAGGGTCATCGACGTCATAGCCCACGCACCAAGCCCTAAACTAGAACTACCCACACATGAAATTCAGCAAGAAACCCGTAGTCATTGAAGCCACCCAGTTTTGGATTAGCACCCCAAATGGATGGCCGCAAGGCGTCTACAAAGATAGTACAAGCCCAACCGGATATAGGATAGACACGCTTGAAGGTAGCCACCAAGTTACCGAAGGCGACTGGATTATTACCGGCGTAAAAGGCGAGCGCTACCCATGCAAGCCCGACATCTTTGAAATGACTTACGATGCAATCGACCAAGTACAGCGCTGAAGACGAACAAGAACTTATGGCCCGGCTGTGGAGCCCGGCGATCAAGGACAACCCGTTAGCGTTTGTAATGTTTGCTTTTCCTTGGGGCGTCAAGGGCACGCCACTGGAACACTTCACTGGCCCGCGCAAATGGCAGCGCGAAGTGCTGCTGGACATCGCCGAGCACATCAAACTGAACCAGGGCAAGGCAGACTTCGATGTGCTGCAAGAAGCTATATCGTCTGGCCGGGGTATTGGCAAGTCGGCGTTAGTGAGTTGGATCACGATCTGGATGCTGGCCACCCGGATAGGCTCAACAACCATCATATCGGCCAACTCCGAGTCACAGCTACGGTCAATCACCTGGGCCGAGATCACCAAATGGTTGGCCATGGCCATCAACTCACACTGGTTTGAAGTCTCAGCCACCCGCGTCATGCCGGCCAAGTGGCTGACTGAGTTGGTTGAGCGGGATTTGAAAAAAGGCACCCGCTACTGGGGCGTGGAGGGACGCTTGTGGTCAGCCGAGAATCCTGACGCCTACGCCGGCGTGCACAACTTTGACGGTGTGCTGGTGGTTTTTGATGAAGCATCTGGTATTGACGATTCCATCTGGGCGGTGACCGGCGGTTTCTTTACCGAAAACACGCCAAATCGCTTTTGGTTGGCGTTTAGCAACCCACGGCGCAACACCGGGTACTTTTACGAGGCGTTTAACTCCAAACGGGCTTTCTGGCGTACCAGAATTGTGGACGCCAGGACGGTCGAGGGCACCGACAAAGCGGTTTACAACCGAATCATTGACGAATATGGGCCTGACTCAAGCCAAGCGCACGTTGAAGTCTACGGCATGTTCCCAAGTGCGGGCGATGATCAGTTCATTGCCGCCGACATAGTGGACGACGCCATGGCCCGGCCCAAGTACAAGGACGCCAGCGCCCCAATTGTGATTGGCGTAGACCCGGCGCGGTTTGGAGCGGACGCTACTGTGATCGCAGTCAGGCAAGGGCGGGATATTGTCAAGATCATGCGCCATAGGGGCGACGACACCATGACGGTGGTGGGGTATGTGATTGAGGCGATTGAGGAATTCAAGCCGGCGCTGGTCGTGATCGACGAAGGCGGGCTGGGAGCGGGTATTGTGGACAGGTTGAAAGAGCAACGGTACAAGGTCAAGGGCATAAACTTTGGAAATAAAGCCAAAAACCCGATCATGTACGGTAATATGCGCGCGCAGATGTGGGGAGATATGCGAGAATGGCTGAAATCTGCTAGTATCCCTAGCGACAGGTTCTTGAAGACGGACTTGATTTCGCCTATGATGAAGCCTGATTCACGGGGAACAATCTTCTTGGAAAGCAAAAAGGAAATGAAAGCTCGCGGTCTTGCCTCACCCGACGCTGCTGACGCTATATGCGTCACATTTGCCTTTCCAGTGGCACATCGTGAATATGCTGAACCCAAGCGCACCGCCAGAAGCTACGGTAGCGCAGTATCTACAGGATGGATGGGCGCATGAAGAAGGTATCCCTAAGTGTCGGTCGCGGCGAGAAGTTGCCGGCGTCTAAGGGTGCGGGTTTGACTGAGAAGGGCCGCGCTAAGTACAACGCCGCGACGGGTTCTAACCTCAAGGCGCCAGCACCCAACCCTAAGACCAAAACAGACCAAGGTCGCAAAGATTCATTTTGTGCAAGGATGGGCGCCGTAGCGGCCAACGCCAAAGACGGCGAACGCGCTAAAGCAGCTCTTAAACGATGGAAGTGTTAATATGGCTACCAAACCTGGCTTGTATGCCAACATCCACGCAAAACAGGCACGTATCGCCGCTGGCAGTAAAGAAAAGATGAGAAAGCCGGGTTCGCCTGGCGCTCCGACTGCCAAAGACTTCAAAGATTCAGCCAAAACTGCAAAGAAGAAGTAACATGCCGCTTGTTAAATCTAAATCCCCCGAAGCGTTTCGCAAAAACATCAAGGCCGAAGTCAAGGCGGGCAAGCCCGTCAAGCAGGCCGTGGCCATTGCGTATGCAGTCAAACGTGCAGCCCCGAAAGGAAAGAAATGAAAACTCTTGCACCCATTGCCAAATTGAACAGCCGCGAACCCAAAATGTCGGGCGGCGGTATGCCTGACCGCAACAAAGAGACCCGTTCACCCACTGCCAACTGCAATGCCACGATTCCATCGGGTAACAATGTCAAGGCGACGGTAGACAAAGTCCTTAGCAAGATCAAATAATGGCAGACTTCACAGGCATTGCGGCTGCTGGCGCAGTGGCCGAAGGCGGTAAACCTAAGAAAAGCGCGTCTGACATCTTGGCCACAGCCCGTGCCAGGCTTGATCTGGCGGTGTCCGCGCTTGCCGAAAGCCGCGAAGATGAGATCGACGACTTGCGGTTTTATGCCGGCTCGCCCGACAACCACTGGCAGTGGCCTGCGGACGTGCTGGCCACCCGTGGTGCGGTGCAAGGTCAAACGATCAACGCCCGCCCGTGTCTGACAATCAACAAGCTGCCCCAGCATGTGCGCCAAGTCACCAACGACCAGCGCCAGAACCGACCAGGCGCCAAGGTCATCCCGGTGGACGACAACGCCGACGTGGAA